CTGATAGTCTGCGGGCTTGTTTCGGTAACTGCGAAGCATTCGGGCTGTGCGTTGGCGGTCGTCAACTGCAACCCTTGCGGGCTCGGCTTCAAAGTAAAAGAGGAAATTCGGCTTCATTCGGTTATTCTCCAAAGTAAAAGTTAGAGCAATAGGTTAAAAGGGTCGATTGTTCGATATCAAAAAACTGCGTTAATGGCGTGCCCCAATCTTGATAATTGATCCATGCCCGACGGGGCATTTGGTATTGGTCTAACTCGCCACGGATTTCGACATGAGGTCCTCCCGTGCAAAGGACAATTCGGAATTCTTCCATGTGCGGGGTTTCCCCTGTGCTAATCCATCCTGTTCGGGTTTCTATGCTTAAGGGGTGATTTTGGATAGCGTCACGGGCTTCGTCTTCGCTTGTGTATCCGTTGGCGGACTCTCGCAACTCTGCGATTTCTTCGAGGTTTTCTTTTTCCCAATTGCGAAGGTTTTCCCGTGCTTCTTCTTTTAATTCGGGGATTTCCTGATCTGCTAGGGTTTCGATCAGGTCGAAATGCTCGGCTGTCATCTCTTGCAGTCGGTCATAGTCGCAAAGTAATGCGGACACCAAACGAACAATTTCATGGGCTTGCGCTTGCGCTTGTGTGCGCCCGTGGTCTTCTTGTGTGGGGGTTAGTAATTCGGTCATGATTTATTCCTGTGAAATACGATAGATAAAAACGCAAGCGGAGACGCAAGCGAAAACGACAAGCGAACAGAATTCAATTGCATCAAATGCCCTGTAAGCCAGTCCAAGCAAACCCAAAGGCGGGACGCATAGCGAAGCGATAAAGCCGTAATGGTTTAGATTTTTCATGGTTTTTCTTTCAGTTGGTTTTTTAAATAGTTGAGTTGTTGCCCGATTCCCAGTCCCGCAAGTGGGCGCATTGCGTGGGTAAAGATTTGCTCTAGTGGCTCGGCATACAGCCCGCCCGCTAAAAAGGTGACGGGGCTGTTGGTCAATCCCGCCCGTTTGATTTGTTGGGCGGTTTTAATTGCCCATGTGGTTCGTTGTGCCTTTGTCATACCTCCGAGAAATTCGTTGTAGGGTGCAATCTTTTCTTCGGGATGAACTAGCCCATGCAAAGCCGACAAAATCCAATAATCTGCGCCTGTCTTTTCTGCCAGTTGGCGAGAGAATTTGAAGGCTTGCCCCTGATACAAATCACGGGCTTGCGTGGGTGTCGTGCCTTTTTTGTTACTGCAAGCGATAAGGTAGATCATGCGAAGAGTTCCGCTTGTAGGGTTTCGAGTGGCTCGGCTGTCGTTGCCTCTAACCCCAAAGCGAAGCGGGCGAGGTCTTTCTCGTGATTGATTAAATACAGTCTGCGCTTGTATTCGGCATTTGTTAAGACATAACCCAAAGGTCGGGCTGTGTCTAATTCTCTTTGTGCCTTTGCCAATATGCGTTTGCAGTATGTTTTCATGGTTTCTCTTTCAAATGGTTACGGGTTGCAACTGACGCACTTCAACAGTAAAACCCAAGGCTTTAATGTTTTGGATTGCGTCACGGGTTAGCGTTTTAGTCCCAGCAATTTGTGCGAAAGTTTTAGCCTTGTCGCATACTGGGTGGATAACATTAGCCCCATATTGGCTTTTTATTTCTACTGTGATTTGCATGATTTTTTCTCCGTTGGGTTAGCCCCCGAAGGGGCATTGATTTTAGTAGTTGAATTTTTTAAACAAGTCGGCGAAGGCAGTTGTTAACCTGTCTTTGTTTTTGCTGTCGGCTCTGAAGTAGGCTTCAGATATCGCCGAAGCGAAGTGCCCGCCGTTCTTCATGTTGTGAGCGGCGTTGCACTCTGCTTCATACTTAGTCTGCTGAAGTGCTTCGTATAGTTCTTCGGTTGTCATGGTCTAACTCCTTTGGTTGAAAAAGATATGGTAACACGAGTTTGCAATATATTGCCCTCTCATATATATAGCATAATAGAATCGTGCCAACTTTTTAAAAGTCTTTTAAAATCAACAACTTAAAAGGTGCACCAAAAACCCTAAGAAGAGAATAGTATTACAAAATGATGTGCTGCAATTAGGTCATAAGGTTTAGTTTGTCGGGGGCTTTATGTTCGGGTTTTGTTCTGGTATATTTGCCCCCATTAACAGCGAAGCGAGACAGTCCAAAATGCCAAGATCATCCATAAGAGAATCAATACCCCAAATAGACATATTAGGGGGATTGGGTAAGGGATTAACCCACAAGCAAAAACGATTCGCTGAAGAAGTAGCGAAGGGAAGAAAGGGAAGCGAAGCCTATCGGCTCGCCTACAACACGAAGGCTAAGCCAAAAACCCAAGCCGATACGGCATCCAAACTCAAGGCACGACCAGACATAAAACAGGCAATACAAGCAATAGAACAGGCAAACGAGGCGATGAAATACCAAACTGCTGAGGGCTTGCGCTCGTTGGCTGTCTCGTCGTTGGTCAATGTTTTGATTGATCCTGAGACATCTCAGGCGGTAAAAGTCCAATGCGCTAGAACTATTGGCAACATGACGGAGGTTTCACTCTTCACGCATAGAACCGAGAGCAAAGTCATCCATTCGAGCGAGGATATTAAAGCGAAAATATTAAAAGAAATCACGGCTCTAATGAACGGCACGGCTGAAGATGTGATCGAGAGGGATGCGTTGTCACTACTAAACGAACTGACGGCAAAAGAAAACGCGCACGGCGACGAACCCACCGCCCCCGCACCCGCCACTTTGCCTGCGCAGGAGTCACCTGTACCCCTGCATACTATTCCACAACCTCAATCCCAAATTTCTGCTGAAGGTGAACCCCCCCTTGATGATTTCAACGCAGCTTGAAAAAAAATATATAAAAAATGCAAAGCGAAATTATTAAGTTTTTAGCATTAATGAAACGCAAGGAAGAGCGTTTAATTAGAACTATTTTAGGTGGGCACCAGAAACGTTTCAGGTGCCACCCTACAAAAGTATTAAATCAGGCTATGATTCAGAAAAAAAAAGATTTAAGTTACGAGCAGTGTATAGGTCTAAAGATGACAAAAACTCAGCAAGACGTATTTTTTTACATAGATGAATATTGGAAGATTAGGGGGTATGGTCCTACTATGAGGGAGATTACTTCTTTTAGGGGGAGTAAGAGTTTGGGTAGTACGCATGAGATAGTGGGTAGGTTGATTAAGCTTGGGGTGTTAAAGAAGATGAAGGGGATGGATAGATCTGTTCGGCCTGTGTATATAAATTTTAGGACGTTGGATTCGAATGAATAAGTTAGAGCAGCTGATTGGCCAATTGCCTAAGAGTGAGCAGGAGAAGTTTTTAGCGCAGATGGGTGAGTTTGCTGAGGCTAAGAGGAGGGAGAAGTGTCAGGAGAGTTTTCTTGATTATGTGAAGTTTATGTGGCCGGGTTTTGTGCATGGTAGGCATCATGCGGTGATGGCCAAGAAATTTGAGGAGGTTGTGGATGGGGACTGTAAGCGTCTTATTATCAATATGGCTCCTCGGCATACTAAGTCTGAGTTTGCAAGTTACCTTTTACCTAGCTGGTTTTTGGGTAAGTATCCGGATAAGAAGGTTATTCAATCAAGTAACACAGCAGACCTTGCCGTTGGCTTTGGTCGAAAAGTTCGTAACTTGGTGGATAGTGATCATTACGACAGTATTTTTCCCGGTATTGCTTTGGCATCTGATAGCAAGGCCGCTGGAAAGTGGAACACTAATCAGGGTGGGGAATATATCGCTATTGGTGTCGGCGGTACGATGACTGGTAAGGGTGCGGATTTGATGATCATTGATGACCCGCATTCTGAGCAGGAGGCTCGTCTGGCTCAGGGGGATCCGACTGTATTTGACTCTGTGTTTGAGTGGTACACATCTGGTCCTCGCCAGCGTTTACAGCCGGGCGGTCGCATTGTGATTGTGATGACTCGCTGGAGTGATAAAGATCTGACGGGCAAGATATTGAGGAACGCCGCAGGGGAAGACTGGGAGGTAATAGAGTTACCAGCGATCATGCCCAGTGGTTTACCTCTATGGCCTGAGTTCTGGCCGTTGAAAGAATTGGAATCGGTCAAAGAAGAGATTGGTGTATATAAGTGGAACGCTCAGTATCAGCAGCAGCCTACGGGTGAAGAGGGTGCGATTATTAAGAGAGAGGCATGGAAGAGATGGAAGAGTGATATGCCGCCTCCTTGTGATTTTATTATTCAAAGCTGGGACACTGCGTTTACAAAGAGTGAGAGGGCTGACTACTCGGCGTGTACGACTTGGGGTGTGTTTAGTTTGAATGAAGATCCTACGGATAAACATATCATTTTGTTGGATGCGTATAGGGATAAGCTGGAGTTTCCAGCTTTGAAGAAGGCGGCTCTAGAGGGATATAAAGAATGGCAGCCAGATGCTTTTATTGTTGAAGCGAAAGCGGCTGGTGCTCCTTTGGTGTTTGAATTAAGGAGCATGGGAATACCTGTTAGCGAATATACTCCGACGAGGGGGAATGACAAGTTTGTACGTTTAAATAGCGTGGCGGATTTGTTTAATTCTGGGAAAGTTTGGGCACCTGATAAACGGTGGGCAGATGATCTGATTGAAGAGATGGCGCGGTTTCCTAATGCGGAGCATGATGACTATGTGGATAGTTCGAGTCAGGCTTTGATTAGGTTCAGACAGGGCGGGTTTTTAAGATTACCCAGTGATGAGGAAGAAGAACCTCAATACTGGAAACGGCGTAAAGCTTATTACTAAGGTGAATTATGGCAATAGATAAAGCACTGTATTCAAATGTTCCTCAGTTAAATACTGTTGAGCCGGACATTGAAATTGAAGTTGAAAATCCTGAGTCTATGTCTGTTGGCATAGGCGGGATTGAAATTGATCTGATGCCTGAGCGTGAAACGTCAGATGACTTTGATGCTAACTTAGCTGAGAGTATGACTGAGGGGGAGCTGCAGTCTTTAGCTGGTGAGCTGATGGAGCAGGTTGATGCTGATATCCATTCGAGGAAGGATTGGGCAGAAACCTATGTCAAGGGTCTTGAAGTATTGGGGATGAGATATGAGGAAAGAACGGAACCTTGGAACGGTGCTTGTGGTGTTTTTAGCACGGTGCTCACAGAAGCTGCCATACGCTTCCAATCAGAAACAATTACTGAAACGTTTCCTGCGTCTGGTCCGGTAAAGACGGAGATCATGGGTGCGATTGACCGCTTGAAGATGGAAGCGGCTCAACGAGTTCAAGAGAATATGAACTACACGCTGGTAGAAAAAATGCCAGAGTACCGCCCAGAGCATGAAAGACTTTTACTAAACCTTGGCCTTATTGGATCAGGATTTAAAAAAGCGTATGTCGATGTAGCGTTAGGCAGACCGGTAGCGATGTATGTCGGAGCAGAAGACATCATCATGCCTTATGGCTCAAGTGGCGTGATGAGCGCAGAGCGTGTCACTCATATTATGAGAAAGACAAAGAACGAAGTTCTGAAGCTACAAGTAGAAGGGTTTTATCGTGATGTTGAATTGGGTGAACCAGTTCAAATACCTACCGACATTGAGAAGAAGAAAGCCGATGAAGCTGGCTACTCAATTACGGATGATGATAGATATCAGATCTGTGAAATCCATGCTGATTATGTAATTCCCGGCGATGAAGATAAACATGATATCGCTAGGCCATATGTAATTACGATTGAGAGAGGATCTAATAAAGTATTGGCCATTCGTCGTAACTGGAATAAGAACGACAAGAAGAAATTAAAGCGCCAGCACTTTGTACAGTACACATATATCCCCGGATTCGGAGCATATGGCTTTGGATTAATTCATTTAATTGGCGGATATGCCCGTGCGGGTACGATGATTATTCGTCAGTTAGTTGATGCTGGCTCATTAGCTAATTTGCCCGGTGGATTAAAGGCTAGAGGTCTGCGAGTTAAGGGTGACGATACGCCAATTGCTCCCGGAGAGTTTAGGGATGTAGACGTTCCCGGCGGATCTATCAAAGATAACATTATGACGCTCCCATATAAGGAGCCAAGTCAGGTGTTAGCTACATTGCTATCGACAATTACTGACGAAGCACGCAAATTAGGTGCGATTTCTGACATGAATATCAGTGATATGTCAGCAAATGCCCCAGTTGGTACGACATTGGCTCTGTTAGAACGTCAATTAAAGACGATGAGTGCGGTGCAGGCGCGAGTTCACTACTCAATGAAGCAGGAATTCAAGCTTTTGAAGCCCATGATTCGTGATTTTGCGGCAAAAGACTACGAATATGACCCAGAAAATGCGGATCGTAGTGCTAAACAGAGCGATTACGACATGGTTGAGGTCATTCCAGTCAGTGATCCCAACAGTTCTACGATGGCTCAACGCATTATGCAGTACCAAGCTGCTATGCAGATGGCTCAACAAGCTCCGCAAATCTACAATTTGCCCCAGCTACACAGACAAATGCTTGATGTTTTAGGTATTAAGGACGCAGAGAAGTTAGTGCCGACGGACGAAGATCAAAAACCACGTGATCCAGTGTCTGAAAACATGGCTTTCTTAAAAGGAAAACCAACAAAAGCATTTATCTACCAAGACCACGATGCACACATTGCTGTTCATCAGGGTTTGCTCAAAGATCCTTCTATTGCTGCACAAATTGGCCAAAGCCCTATGGGTCAACAGATGGGTGCAGCCATCATGGCGCATATATCAGAGCATCTGGCTTTCCAATACAGAGCAAAGATAGAAAAACAATTGGGCGTTACGTTGCCTGCACCAGATACCGATCTGCCAGAAGATATGGAAGTGCAAATTGCCCAGCTCACAGCTCAGGCTGCACAGCAAGTTCTACAACAAGGCATGGCACAGCAGGCTCAACAGCAGGCACAACAGCAAGCTCAAGATCCGCTTATTCAAATGCAACAACAAGAGTTGCAAATTAGAGCTCAAGAAGCCGCCGCTAAGGCTAAGAAGATTGATGGAGATCTGGCTATCAAGCAAGCAGAGTTGCAAATTAAAGCGCAACAATCACAACAAAAGGGTAATCCTCAATTGGAAGCCCAAGCAAAGATTGCTGAGGTGCAACAAAACTTAGCCCATAACCAGCAGTCTCATGCGCTAGATTTACAAATGCAACAGCAAATGCACGAGCAAAAACTAGCGCAAGAGCAACAGCTGGCAAGGATTAAAGCGGCGCAGGAATTGCAAAGAATGCAATTAGCTGGCAAAGAACATACTCCTAAGAAAGGTGATTAATGGAACAGAAAATTCTTGAGCATTTGCTTGGAAAATTGAAAGAGATTGAATATCAATATTCGACAGCTCTGGTAGGGAAGAGTGCCAGAGACTATGCGGAGTACTCTGAAATGTGCGGCGTATTCAAGGGAATTTCCCTTTGCAAGGGTGAGATAGACACCATGCTGCAGCGTTTCAAAGAAGACGACGAGTAACCACAACGAGCCGGTATCTCAGGGGCGTACCGGTAAGTTTTCTTCCTGCCCCTTGCTGAGGAAAAATATGAAGTTTGATGTCCAAGCTGTGGACCTATCTGGCATTCTTAATCAAGATGCACAAGAGAAGGCTAAGCAGTTGCCTGAGCCGCAGACATTTCATTTGCTAACGGTATTGCCGGAAGTAGATGAAGAGTTTGAAAGCGGTTTGATTAAAGCTGGAACAACGATGCATTATGAAGAAGTACTGACCCCAGTACTATTTGTAATCAAGCTTGGCCCAGATGCCTACAAAGACACGACACGTTTCCCTTCTGGCCCATCTTGTGCCGAGGGTGACTTTGTTATTGTCAGACCCAATTCGGGTACACGGATCAAGATACATGGCAAAGAATTCCGCATCATCAAAGATGACATGGTGGAAGCCAAAGTACAAGACCCCCGTGGCATTCAACGTGCAGCATAGGAGAAATCATGGCAACTGAACAAAGAGAATTTAGGTTCCCTGACGAAGAAGAAACTGTCAATGTCGAGACTCCTCAAGAGGATGAGATTGAGATTGTTGATGACGCACCGCCAGCGGATCGTGGACGTATCCCAGCTGAAGAAACTCCTAAAGAGTTTTCGGATGATGAGTTAGAGACTTATACGGCTTCTGTAAAGAAACGTATTAAACACTTTACTAAGAGCTACCACGACGAAAGACGCGCCAAAGAGGCTGCCCTGCGTGAGCGGGAAGAAGCTGTAAAGCTGGCTCAGTCCGTAGTGGAAGAGAACAAGAAGCTCAAAGGATCCTTAAATCAAGGGCAGAATGCACTGTTAGAGCAGGCTAAGAAAGTCGTAGAAAACGAGATTCAAGCCGCTAAAAACAAGTACAAAAATGCATACGAAATAGGTGATTCAGAGGC